TACCTATTTACAAACTATGGCAAAAGGATTTACTGTAAAAGCAAAAGCCCCTACGGCGGCAAGCTCTGAATTGGAATGGGATTACGATAAAGCAAGAGAAATTATTAAAGGAAAATCGATTGTATTTTGTCTTCCCGGAAAAGGAGTATCATATACATTCTTAAAATCGTTCGTTCAACTTTGTTTTGATATTGTTCAAAATGGTGCAAGTATTCAAATTTCACAAGACTATTCATCTATGGTGAACTTCGCCAGATGTAAGTGTCTAGGTGCAAATGTTCTTCGCGGACCAGACCAACTTCCCTGGGACGGAAAATTAAATTATGACTGGCAACTTTGGATTGATAGTGATATAGTTTTTAATACTGAGAAGTTTTATCAGTTAGTTTTAATGAATCAAGATATTGCATCTGGTTGGTATGCAACAGAAGATGGTGTCACTACATCAGTTGCTCATTGGATGGAAGAGGACGATTTCCGAAATAATGGTGGAGTGATGAATCACGAAAATGTAGAGAGTATCTCAAAGCGTCGTAAACCATTTACAGTGGATTATGCCGGGTTTGGTTGGATTCTGATTAAAAAAGGAGTATTTGAGCACGAAGAAATGAAGTATCCCTGGTTTGCTCCTAAGATGCAAGTTTTTGAGTCTGGAGAAGTTCAGGATATGTGTGGAGAAGATGTATCATTCTGTCTCGATGCAAAAGAAGCCGGTTTTGAGATTTGGTGTGATCCTCGTATTCGTGTTGGTCATGAAAAAATGAGAGTAATCTAAAGTGCAAAAATGAAAGAATATTACAATATAATATTCAATAATGAAATACTATATTCAGAATTAACCGAAGAAGAATATTTCAATACTATGGAGGACTTGTCTATACAGTTTTATCAGACAGGTTCTCCACCCCCAGAACAATTAAAAACGGAGATTTATTATGGCGATTAAGAGTTCATCTAGTGGGAAGCAGATGATTGAGTCAAAACCAAAAAATACAAGTCAAGGTCAAGGAAAAAATACAAGATATTCAAAATCAAGTCGTAACAGTGCACCAAAAAAATACAGAGGGCAAGGTAAAGGATGAATATACCTATTTGATTTAAAAACACAATAAATATAATTTTTAATAAGTTATAAATTGAAACAGTTTTCTATGGGTAATCATCTCTTATTAGAGGTGTATAATGTTGAATTTAGTCTTATTGATGATGTAGAATCCCTTCAATCTGTTATGGTTGAGGGGATTTCTCGTGCAGAAATGACGATTCTTAATATTTTTGCCCATCGGTTTTTTCCTCAGGGATGTACAATCGTAATCGCTCTGGAAGAAAGTCATGTTTCTTGTCATACCTGGCCCGAAAATGGGTGTCTTTCAGTTGATATATACACTTGTGGCGATAAAAATCCAAAAATTATTGCAATTAAACTCTTGGAATATTTAAATTCACTTGATTATTCCCTAAGAGAAGTAAATCGTTAAATAGAAGTAGAGTTTACTAAAAAATGTCAAATTTACCGGTTGATAGAGACAAAGACTACATGTATAAAATGTGGGGGACTACAAAATTAATTACTGAATATAGTCCAACTCCACAAAAAAGAATTATTCAAGAAGTTATTCATGATATTGCACCAAAGCACGATTATGAAAAGCAATACGAACTACATGAAAAAATTAGAAATGATGATGATTATGATGATTGGGAATATGGAGCAGAACCAATATTTAAATCTTTCTAAAAAGAATATAAATAAAGAAAACTCTCAATATTAGATGTCAATTCAAAGGATATCCAGATCATTTAAAGATATCAGTCTATCCTTTGAACCACATCCAGTGACAAAGGATTTACCAATACTAAAAAATGAAAATGCGATTCGTAGATCCGTAAGAAATATTGTTCAGACTATTCCTACAGAAAGATTTTTTAATTCTCTTTTAGGATCTGATATTACACAAAGTCTGTTTGAGTTTATTGACTTTGGTACGGCTTCAGTAATTCAAAGGCAGATTGAGATTTCGATCAGTAACTTTGAGCCCAGGGTCGAAAATGTAATTATCGATGTCGATCCGACGCCCGACTCTAATTCTTTTAATGTGACAGTAATTTTTGATATTATAGGGCAAGAATTTCCAACTCAAGAGTACTCATTCATACTAGAGGCAACAAGATAAAATGCCTTTCACCAAATTCACAAATCTAGATTTCGATCAGATAAAAACATCAATCAAAGATTATTTAAGATCAAATTCATCATTTACTGATTTTGATTTCGAAGGATCTAATTTTTCAGTACTTATCGATACACTTGCATATAATACTTATATTACGGCATTTAACTCAAATATGATTGTGAACGAATCTTTCTTAGATTCTGCAACTCTCAGGGAAAATGTGGTATCACTAGCAAGAAATATTGGATATGTACCTCGCTCTAGAACATCCTCCAAGGCGCTAGTATCTCTCACTGCATCTATTACTGAGGATACTCCTACAGTCACCCTAAAGGCGGGTCTGGTGTGCATAGGAAGCATAAATGATACTTCATATACATTTTCAGTTCCAAATAATATATCGGCAAGCGTAAAATCAGGAGTCGTAAAATTTGATAATATTGATGTATATCAAGGAACTTTCTTAAGTAAAAATTTTACGGTTGATGGGTCATTAGATCAAAGATTTATTTTAAACAATTCATTTATTGATACTGATACTATCGCAGTGTATGTGAAAGGAATTAATGATATTGGGCTAGGAGTTGAATACTTTATTGCCGACAATATTTTAAATGTAAATTCAGAATCTAAAATTTTCTTATTGCAGGAAGTTCAGGATGAAAAATATGAACTACTTTTTGGTGATGGAATCATTGGAAAAAAATTAGAAAATAATTCTGTGATTACAGTAAATTATATTATTACCGACGGTGAAGATGGTAACGGAGCATCTTCATTTTCTTTTTCTGGAAATTTAGAATCTGCAAATGGTGCAAATATAAATCCAGATTCAGTATCTCTAACGGTAACACAAAAATCTCAAAATGGATCTGGAATAGAACCTTTAGACTCAATTAAATATTTTGCTCCACGAATATATGCATCACAGTACCGAGCAGTTACTGCAAGAGATTATGAAGCAATTATTAAACAAATATACCCAGATACCGAATCAGTATCTATTATTGGTGGAGAAGAATTAGATCCTCCAAAATTTGGGACTGTTATAATTAGCATAAAACCAAAAAATGGAACATATGTTTCGGATTTTTTAAAATCAAGAATTTTATCTGACCTAAAGCAATATAGTATTTCTGGAATTAACCAAGAAATAGTAGATCTTAAACTTCTTTATGTTGAGATTGATTCATCAATTTACTATAATTATTCTCAAGTTTCATCGGTTGAGTATTTAAAATCAAAAATTATAAACTCACTATCAAAATACTCGAATTCTATAGATTTAAATAAATTTGGTGGAAGACTTAAGTACAGTAAGATTCTTCAAATTATCGACAATACAGATGTGGCAATTAGCTCTAATATTACTAAAGTTAGAATACGAAGAGACTTAAGAGTATCTAAGAATATCTTTACACAATATGAATTATGTTTTGGTAATAGATTTCATGTAAACACTTCTGGGTATAATATCAAATCTACAGGATTTAAGGTTGTTGGAGAATCTGATTTTGTATACTTAAGCGATACTCCTAATTCTGATAATAGAACGGGCGTTCTCTCGCTGGTGAAACCACTCGGTAATGATAAACTAAGAGTAATTGTGAAATCTGCAGGAACTGTAGATTATATGAAAGGAGAAATTAACCTCTCAACTATAAAAATCATTTCTACATTACGAGAAAATGACATTATAGAAATACAGGCATTTCCAGAATCAAATGATGTTGTTGGATTAAATGATCTTTATCTAAATTTAAATCTTTCTAGAAGTACAATAAATATGGTAAAAGATGTAATTTCTTCTGGTGATGAGATTTCAGGAACCTCATTTGTGAGAGATTTTTACACCTCAAGTTATTCGAACGGAAACTTAATTAGAGAATAAGATGATACAAACGGGATTCGAATCTAGAGTTAAAATTCAGCAGATTATTGATAACCAACTTCCAAATTTCATTCTGGATGAAAATCCGAATGCAGCAGAATTTTTAAAACAATATTATATTTCACAAGAATATCAAGGTGGTCCAACCGACATAGCAGAAAATTTAGATCAATATTTAAAATTAGATAATTTAACTCCAGAAGTTGTAGTCGATAGTACAATACTTACAATAGGAATTACCACAACATCAAATATTATTACGGTAAATAGTACTAAGGGGTTTCCTCAAACCTATGGATTGCTTAAAATTGATGATGAAATTATTACATATACTGGATTAACCACGAATACTTTTACTGGATGTATTCGTGGATTTAGTGCAATTACTGATTATCATGATGATAATAATCAGGAAGAATTAGTATTCAAACAGTCTGTAGCAACATCTCATACTACTCAATCGTTCATACAAAATTTAAGTTCATTATTTCTAAAAGAATTTTATAAAAAAATAAAATATACCTTTATACCAGGACTAGAAGAGTATGAGCTAGTTTCTAATTTAAATGTTGGAAATTTTATAAAAGAAGCAAAATCTTTTTATCAAGCAAAAGGAACTGATGAATCCTTTAGAATTTTATTTAATATTTTATATGGAGTAACTCCAAGAGTTGTAAATTTAGAAAATTTTCTAATTAAGGCATCACATGCTGATT